GCGATAAGGTGCGCCATTGTCTCTCGCGCAAGGTTGACAATCAAATTATCTTCTTCAACGGTTTCAATGAGTTTTTTATTTTCTCCTTCGCCTTTGAAGACCTTCATTTTGAAAACGCCGCGCAGACAAACTTCGTCTTTCCACTTTACCATGTTTTTCCTCCTACACTGGTATTAATAAGTTGCCGTTAAAAAGAATTGCACCATCATAGCGGTATGCGCCGTTAAACTTCCGCAGGAAACGCTTGCCGATACTAAAGTCATCAGCAAATTCTACCGTGTCGGATACTGAAGTATTTTCCTGTTCAATAGAAAATCTTTCCTTAGCGGCGCGGTATTTTGTTCCTGCATCGTGGTAGAAAAATCCATCATACTTGTTATGAGTAGTAAAATGCTCATTAAGCGGTTTCTTTATTTGAACGGTCAGATCATCTGCCGTTGTTTCACTGTCTGATAAAATAGTTTTTATCGTGTTTCTCAAAACATCATAAGCACTATTTTCTCCATAGCCAGAATAATTTTTTACTCCGTTATGTCTCGGAACTCCGTTATATTTTGTTATTGATTTTGCGTTATCTGTAAAGTTTTGAGGAATAAACATATTAAGTATTTCTCTGATTCCGTTACTATGTTTGAAAGGAATAATAACAAATGTATCCGGCACTTCCTCTCGTATTCTGCTGTATTGGATAAAGCCGTTGTATTTGTATGTGCCATCATGCTTGAGAACCACAAACTTCAAATCATTGAGGGTATGCCCATCATATTTACCGCGTCCATTGTATTTAAGACCGTTTTGAAAAGTATCCCTTGTAATTCTCCGTACCAATATATTCAATTTATCTGTAACAATAAAATCTTCTGTAAAGTCAAATAATTCTTTTGTGGAGAATGAAACACCGGCAGCGACAACCTCGGCAAGTATCCTGTTGAAGTTTAATCCCGGAGTACCTTCGCCATCGTGTTCAATTATTAAACCAGCCGGATAGTCCGGCACGATATGAACAACCTCCGATGAATATAAATATTTTATTGCCTTGATAATGTCCGGCACTGTCGCATCGTTTGTATTAAGCAGTTTGCGGAGATTAAGAATAACTCTGTAACTATCATCGTTGTTTCCGTTTCGCTGTTCGGTCAGAACCTTTCCTATACGGTCGAGAAAACTGCCTTCTACATTGTCCAAGTCCCATTGATCTTTAAGAGAAAGTATATTTTCGTCTACTTCGCATAAGCCCTTGTCTCCGAAGGTTGCCAGTTTAAGAGTTTCATCTTTACATAACCATTGCTGATAGAAGGGTGGCTTGTTATAAGTTTTCCAATCTATCTTTTCAAAATCTTTCATTAAGCGTTCTCCGAGACAAAGATTCTACTCTTATCAATTACAGCGATCTCAACTTCGCTTATTTCGACATTCTCGCTTTTGTAATCCTCTGCCGCTGGCGGTGTCATATCTTCGGTAACGGCAACTTTTATATCAACAAACCCTATGCCGCTGACATCAAAAACTGGCCGGAACATTCTTTGAAAAATAAGATCAACGCCAACGCCAAGCGCGTTCTGTCCCCACGCGATGATATTGTTTTGTATCGCGCTGACAATATCCATTGGCAATTCTTCTTCAAGGTTTCTTGTATACTCAATTTTTATCCAGATATATTTATTTGTTGGTCTTGAAAATCCTATATCCCAATGAAAGCCCTCGCTGTCCATGACATCTTTTATAATTTTTCCAAATGCCTGTATTCCGGCTGGCCCCTTCTCAAATATTTTTTCTGCGATTGCCTGTTCATCACCGCCGACCACAACAGCCTCGTAACTCTTCGGTGGCCGTCCATTTATATCTACAATTTCTCGATTGGAGTAAACACGGACATATTCCACGCCGGGAACTTTCAATATTTCGTTTTGAATAGCGACCTCGTTTGCTGTCGCTTGTTTTTGACGGATTGCCAGATTCATTCGGAGTTCGGTGTCGCTCTCCATAGAGCGTCCAGTAATGCCGGAAGCGTAATTTATAACGGATTCAAGTCCGTTCACCTTATTTACTATTTCATTCAGCGCACCGATAGAAACAATTATCGGGCCGGTTCTTGTCGCCAGATACACGGCATAGAAACCGAGCAGAGGAAACTCAAGGCTGTCATCAGAAGATGCCATTGAAAAAGCCTCTATACCTGTGCGCGAATGAACCAATAGTCCGTCTTCGGTATTTTGCATTTCAAAAACGCCGGGATAAGCGGTTTCAATAGCTTCTGCAATTCCGTCTTGTATTTGTTCTTCTTCGTCTGTATCCGTTGCGGTGTATGTGATAATTGCAGAATTTATTTGTAATTGGTAGGAATGATTTGCGGAGACTTCACTTACTGAAAGCAGGAAACCAAGAAGCGATAACCGAGAAACGGTTGCCGCGCCTGTAATTCTGAATGTTTGTCCGCTGGCAAGCCGTAACAAATGCCCTGCCGGTATCGGTGTGCCTTCCGCTGCCCATAGACAGGAATATACTCGTGTCGCGCTTGCCGGAAGCCTTTCCACATTGACAAAGTTTACTAAGCGGTCGAGATATACTCCAAATGAATCGTCAACATCGCCTATGGCATAAAGTTTTCCTAACTGTTGCCATAGTTGGGATAATTTCAACGCCTGATTACGAACATAGACACCCTCGATACTGGTGTCTGATAAATCAACATCGTTACCAAAAGCGGTTCGGAAATTGTCTTGTTCTTCCTGTAAGATTATTTCAAAAGGTTTTATAATAAACCCTCTATCTGTCAAACCATATTCCATTTTTTATCCTCCTATCTCCTCTGTGTGGCTGTATGTTTCCCCGGTATCAATTTGAACCGTAAAATTAACTGTTAATTTTCTTGTTGCTTTATCAATACTGGAATTGAAAACGAGAAACTTTTTAACGCCGTCAATCTCTCCGATACGAACCTGTAAAGCGGTTTCAATCATTCGGCGGTGCATATTTTTATTTGTGTTTTCGTCTGGTATGTAAGGGATACCCAAACTTGTGTCCATAAACCATTCACCCTTAAAAATAGAAATGGTATGCCGAATTTTCTGCGCCACATATTCAAGACGTGTTTTTGAGAACCGCCAGCGGTGATCTTCGATAACGAATTTATTTTTGTTTTGTTCAAGAAGTAAACTTTTCATGCTATTTTTCCACTCCCTGAACCAGAAACAAATGGCGGTTTTAATTGAACTGTTATAGTTCCGGCTTTCATATAAGCGTCTATTGCTGTCGCAAAAACTTGCGCGTATAACTCATTACCACCTGTCAGCATTCCAGTCATGGAACTAAAACACGTTTTAAGCGGTGTGGAAATAAGTGTTTTTGTTCCTGTAAACTTTCCAACAGCCGGGCCGGAGAAACTACTTCCGGTGCTTGATATTGTTCCTTTTGAAGTTGCCTGTACTGTATTTTCTGCCTTACAAGCGTTGTCAATATCCGTTGCTATGTGATCTGCTAAATCATCATTTCCATACTTCGCGTTAAATGTATTCAACAAATCTTCTTCAAGTTGCGAAGCGTCTATAGTCATTACTCCATCACTTGCGCCAGAATAAGAACCAGCCGGAGCAGCACCGGAATCAGACGTTGTTGTTTTACCTGCAAGAATATATTTTTTTATGGCTTTTGAAACTTTTTCAGCTTGATATTCGTCTCCACCTTCAACAATGTCATTCATTGCCAGAAAAATAGCGAGTATATCTGTTTGTAATGTGGCTGAAACTAAAGCCATCACGCCTCCAATAACGCGCCTAAATCCGCGTCTGCTGTGCTGATTGCCGTATCTATTGCCGGATTCCAGTTATGAACTGCCGGACTACCGAATGTTGTTGGCTTCGTTGTTTGAAGTTTTTGAAGAAGCGTGTGCCAAATCGTATATAAACTTTTACCGCCGTTATTAAGGGAAGCCTTATCGCCATTTAACTTTACTGTGGTCTTACTATTTTTCGCTGTGAGTACATCTGCCTTCATTTCTACTTTGCATTTTTCTGTCTCGCTGGTGATATGGTCATCTTCCATAGTTACCTTTGCTTTTTCCTTGTAAACAGTTTCTATTTTGTCATCAGTCATAAGAACTTGTGAAATAAGTTTTCCATCGAACTTATCTTTATGAATAATTTGAAGTCCTGCTTCTTCCGCTGCTATAAACTCCTGCGGTTGTAATCCCGGTATGCAATAGGCATCACTCAAACTAAAACGGCGCGGATCGTTATCTTTTATTCCGTCTTGTCCTGCGTCTTTCCATGCTTCTATTGAGCGTTCACTGAAAAAAACAGAAACCTCATCACCCTTCTCAAGAGGAAAGTGAATAGTCCATTTCTTTGTGCCGGGGAATTGGACAGGAACATCTATCAGAAGCGGTAACGGAACAAACTCTTTATTTCCGGCGCGGCGTTCAAGAGACGGTTGTAAAATAGCGCGTCTCGTGCTTGCGTTATATTCCGAGACAACGCCGGGTATAGAAGTGTGAACTCTCGTAAAGTAGTAATCGCAGAATTCTCTTATAAGGTCGGTAAGGTCTTGCATTATGCCAGTACCTCCGCTTCGATGTCGATAATAAAATCAGAGAGCCAGTTATCTCCCTTCAACCTTGCCTTTGTAATTTTCATCTCCGTAGTGATAGAAGATGATTCAACCTTGCAAGCCGCACCGGGTATTAACTGCGGAAAAAGCATTGTGCGAAATTCCCATTTATTCGGCGCGTCTTTTGTCGTGTCCGTCTCCGTTGTTTTATCCGATACCGGCTGTGGAATAGTAAGCAAGCCTGTCTCCGGCGTTAATCGAAGCCCTGTTGATTCGGCGGCTTCGCCTTCCTTGAGGATATATATCATTCCGTTCTGTATCGTGTAACGCAGATCAAACTTGTTAAGAACCTCACGGAGAATGTCCGCTGCCTGTCCCCAATCCGATAACGCGCCGGGATACTTCGCGTCTGACGGTATTAGTTCTGTGCCTTTTGACGGAAGCCCTATTGCATCTATCATATCCTGCACTATGGTAAGAGCGTCTGTATCTGTTGCATAAGATACGGAGACTTGACCAGCCATAACCGCGACACGTCCATCTTTAACTTCAATTTCTGTTACATAGTCCGTATCGGATTTTTTCCGTAAGCCTTTCACGACATCACCGAAAAGAATAGCGGCTATTGTTTCATCGGCATAACCGGCTTTCAATGTGCAATGGTTTCCGGCAGCGCAGATTTTATCGTGTGTCTCTTTGCTCAAATTGTATATTTCAATTTTCGCGGAATTGGATTCGGGCTTGTCCGTTTTCTCAATATCGAAAGCGATTTTAAGACCGTTAATTTTAACACCTTCGCCACCTTTGGGGCCTATAACTACTTCAACTTTACGAATGAACGCCATAGCCTATTCCTCCCATGTCCCATAACAAAGTTTGAAGCGAGTATTAAAATTATCTCGTGTTAATTCTGCGGTTTCATAATTCCCTGTAGTATCAAGAAGCCAGAACTCTCCCGGAGGAAGCCGAGAGCATGAAGCACGGTATTTTCTTAACAGGTATGAACCAACGGAGAGCCGGATACCGCCAAGAATTAAATTATCCCTCGTATCGGAAATAGAAAGTATCCAACCCTCAAGTAAAGAGTTCCAACTAACATTTAACTTGTACCTCACGCCGGAAAGGTCTATTTGAACATTCCAGCGAGGAGTTGTGGCACTAAATTCCGGTAAAATAATAAAATTAAAGTTTGTCATTGTGGCCAAGGCACTCCAAATTTCCTTTGATAATCTGCTTTTGTCGCAGGCCCACCTCTGTCGATTTGCTGGCGCCACTCCTCTTTAGCGATACTGTCTTTTGGCTGTTCCGAACCCGATGTTCCGGCGTTTGTTGTTCCTGCGGTATCTCCTCCTGCGCCGCCACTACTGCCGGAAGCATTTATATTTGTGGTGTCGGATTTAACAACTTTTATTTTTTTGAACTCCATTGTGAACGGAAGGTTCGCGCCGGTTTCAACATCACGGTCGATATTGAACGCCGTTATAACCATCTTTGTAAAAGTTTCCAGTCCGAGAACAACGTCAAGCGTTTGTTTTGTTTTTGTAAGTTTTTTTAACTCTTGATAGGATTGCCTTATTCGCGCCATTCTATCCGGTGCTTGTAAATTAGAAACCGTATTTCCGTCAATGGTCATAACTTCAAACGCGGTGTTTCCAATAAATGCTTCAACAGATATTACGTCCTGATCTTCAATAATGTTATCCGCTACATTACTGCCTTCTTCGACAGGTATATCCGTTACGGAGTTTGAGAATTGATAATGCTCTGCTATAAAAGCGTCCACAATAAAAGTTCCAATCATTTTTTGAGGAACTTGATATTGAAATGCTATTTCTGACATATCAGTTCCTCCGTACCTCTGGACTAGGGATATTTGCTCTGCTGCTGTTTATAGAGCCGGAAAGTTTTGCATTGAATTGAGCGTCTATCTGCCGCGCTATTGCCTCGCTTTGTTCCTTCGATGTACCGGAGGGAACATTTACATTTATTGACGTGTTGGCATTTACTGTTGAATCACCTCCGCGAGCGTTGTTGTAAGCGTAACTCGATGTTTGACCAACCTTGTTCGCCACGGCGGTTTGTGCTGCTCCGGCATAGGCTGGTTGTGGTTGACCACCACCGCCACCTGTGAAGAAGTTTCCTACACCTTCCACGACACCGCCAAAAAATCCTTTAATGCCGTTCCAAGCGTCTTTAATTTTATTGACGAAGCCGAGTAATTTTTCCTGTAAAGAATTAAATAATCCTAAGAATGCGTTTTTAATATATTCTATGGCAGCGGTGGGGCCTTCTTTCATTGCTTCCCACAGACCAGAGAAGAACCCAATAATACCGTTCCATATATTTTTTATAGAATTAATTACTCCGGTAAATACTGATTTTATTCCGTCCCAAATAGAACCTGCGGTTTTTACTATTCCTTCCCATAAACCAGAGAACCAATCCTTGATACCACCCCATACCTTGACCGTTACTTCTCTTTGTTGTGCAGTTTTATTTTTATACCAGTCAGTAAATCCTCCCCAACTTTTTTTCATGTTATCAACAGCTTTTCCGGCAATGTTTTTAATTCCACCCCATGCTTTACCGGCAATGTTTTTAACGCCGTTCCAAACACCAGAAAAGAATTCTCCGATACTTGCAAATATATTTTTAATAAATTCAATAGCCTCACTTATTTTTTCGCATATCCAATCCCATACTGCTTTAACCTTCGGGCCGATAACGTCCCAATGTTTTATTATTTGATAAATAGCGACAGCGATTAAACCGGGTATTCCAAAAATAATTACTGCGAGAACTTGCAGAATGACCTCTCCCCACTTCTTAAAAAATCCAATAATGCCGTTCCATATCTGCTTTATTTTGTCTGCGAGGAAAACAAAGAACTGTCCGATTTTTCGGAAAACAAAAAGAAAAGCGTCTGCGATAACGCCGCCGAGCCAAATAAAAAAGTCTGCTATCTTTGACCAGTTTTTAATTACAACCATTACAAGACCGACAATAAGCGCGACCGCTGCCACTACAGCGATAACAATTAAAGTAATGGGATTCGCCGCCATTGCCGCGTTCAAAAGCCATTGCACTATTGTCCATATCTTTATGATTGCTATAATGCCGACAATAATCGGCGCGAGAGGGCTTAAAAAATCAATTATGCCGCCGATACCTTTTATGATTACTCCAAGAACAGTACCTATAACCGCCAGCGGTGGTCGTAACATTTGAATAATGGGAATTAGTCCTCCGATACCTTTTACCGCAAAGTTTGCCACCTTCTGAATAAGCGGCCCCAATTCATTCAGGATTGGTCTTATAAAAGCGTATGCTGTTTTGAACGCCTCAATAAATGCTTTACCAACAGCAACAACCAAATTCATTACAGCAGTCAACAC